TGGAAGGTTGAGGCGGGGTAGAATATACTTTCTTCTTTTCCGGAACGAAAAATCTGCCCTTAAATTGTTCCCCGTCTGCTGTTAGAATTATAACTGATTTTTCATACTTACGCAGCAGTTTGTCTAAAAGTTCGCCATAAATAGTGACCCTGTGCTTTGCCGACATCTGTTTTGCAACGATATGAACACTTCGAGAATCTTCTCTCAAAATCAAAGTAACTGGCTCGTTTTGCATAGGATTCCATGCAAACACGTAAACATCGCCGTTCGAGCGTTTTTCATACCATTGCAAAACACCAATTCTTTGGTTGCTGTTTTTGATGTAAATTTCGTCATTTCTTAACTCCAAACCATACTCTTCAAGAAGTGTCTGAAGTTTCATTTCAATTCCTCCTTTTTCAGCTTTTCAACATAACAACTGTGTTGCCCTTTTACAACTTTTACAATTATAACCGTTTTCTCTGACTCTATCATGTTTTTTCTTACACTTCTAAGACTTTTAATCACCCTGATTTCAAAATCTTTTGTTTCATACACATCTTCGCTTTTTCTTGAACAATGAAGAACCCTCTGCATTTCTCTGAATACATCTTCTGTGCATACAATTAACCAATATTTTCCCTGTTTTAGCCATTCAGGAGCTATCATAAAAACACCTCCAAACGTGTTTAAAATGTGCTATAATTATTTTCTCAGTGCTAAGGAGGTGATGTTTTTGAAGTTGGTTGAGTTGATCAAAAACGGCATTAAAATTGGTGGAATGCATTGGAACGTTGAGGTGGTCGAGAGTGATCTTTATGAAGGTGAAAAGCTTGGTTTAACTGATTATTGCAACACACATATTTTCATTCGAAAGACCCAAAGTGAGGACAGAATGATCGAAACCCTTCTTCACGAACTCATCCACGTTGCTTTGTTTCACGCGGGGATAGATGAACACGATGAAAGCTTGATTAATGCGTTATCTCATAATCTTTTGAGTCTAATGAGACAAAATTCAGAACTGTTTGATTACATAATTCATTCCTCGGCGTCTTCTTTGTTTTCTTCAGGAAAGACCGAATCATAAAGTGATTTTAAAGCTTTAGCAGCTTCTATGTAAATATTTAATCTGTCGATAACTTTCAAAATTTTTGTAGTAAGCTTGGTAAAGCGTTTGTAAAACTTTACCGCATTTACCGAATCAAACACCATGTTTTCGGCAAGTTCTGTTACTTTGTCGTTGAACTTGTCTAACCTTTCGATGGCATTATCCAGATCTCTCAAAAGCGTTCCTGCTCTGTTAGCGAATTTGTGTTTGACTGTTTCTGGTGTAAGCGCATATTTGGATATTTTAGCAACCGCTTCTCTTATTTCCTTGGCTTTAAGAAGTTTGAAGGTTATTGCGAATTTTACCCCTAGCACATGTTGAGATATTAGAGAAAAACTATCCGATTCTCCAAATGATTGAACTATATCCTCCCAACTGTAGTTGACAGCTTCCTCGCTCACTTTTCCTCGCCTCCTTCCTTATGCTCGCCACTTTGCCAATTCATAATAGAATTTATAGGCTTCGCTTTCCTTGAGCATATCAGTCTTTTCCTCAACCAATTTCCGCGCCACACTCAATGCTGTAGCAATCAACGCAACAGTTTCAGGAGATTCATCTAAATCCATTGCCTCGTTGATAAGCTTTTCAAGATATTTTCCTTCCTTACTCACTCTCCTCGCCTCCTTTCAAAAGCTTTGAAAAGGTTTCTAAATTCATTACCACCAAGTATGGTTTTCTATCCATTTTAACAAACAACAAATCCCGATTTTCCAGCCACTCATAAAGCTTTTTAAAAGAATGTCTTCTCACTTTGACTTCTCCTGTCATTCCCTCAACTATCACATCCCCTTTAAATCCTTCAGCACTTCCTGACAAAGGAACCCGTCTTGCGTCCAAACCCATTTTCTTCAACTTCTTAACCAGATTATATTCTCCACGATACCCCTTTCTTCGCTCATATTTACCCATTGTAATCCACCTCGTTCAAATCAAGAATGTCTTCCAAAACAACCTCCCGCACTTTCCATTGCTCTCCCTCGGAGTATATCTTACCACGTTTTTCCAACTTTGTCAAGATTGTGTACACCTTTTCCTTTCGCATACCAAGCTGATTAGCTATCTCCTTTACTGTAGCACTTTTCAGACGTTTGAGAAGATCATAAACCACAAATTCTTTCTCGTATTGAATAACCTGATCAGCAGAAATTTTGCTAAAATGCACACCGTGAAACTTAAAAACAGCCCTTAAACCAACTGGATCAAGTTTGCCAAAATTTGATTTTCGCGGTATTAAAGCAAAATCGAATATTCCATCATCAAACATTTCAGATCTCAATTCCCATGTAAGCCTTGATAAGTTTTCAAAGAACACTGATCCTATTGGAGATCTGGAGTCTTCATCTTTGTCTTTTTTCGAAACGTGTGTCAAAAGCATAACTGAAGCTCCTGTAGTGGTAATTTGCCTAACAGCCTGAAAGAAATTCAAGACTTTGTGTGAATCATTTATATCTCCTCCAACAGCGGGCGCAACAGAGTCAATGATAACTAATTTCACTCCATTCTCAGCTACAGCCTGAAGAATATCATCAATTTCGTCCTTAAGAGTTAATTCACAGCGCTTATAAAGTGGAAACTCCAAATCCTGATTTTCAAAACTCATTCTTAACATCCCAAAACGTCTTTGTGCTTCCTGATAATCCACTTCCCAGTCCAGATATAAAACTTCACCTTGTTCTGCTTCTGTGTTTTCCAGCAAACTCATTCCGTTCTGAACCAGCATTGCCAGATACATTGCCACGAAAGATTTTCCAGTGCCTCCAGGAGCAAAAATCAAAGTTGGATGCTTCTTTGGAAGGATTGGGTAAAGCAAAAATTCAACTTCTGCGTGCTCGGAAGGAACTATCCTTAAAACCTCAGATGATGAGAAATATTTTTCAAGAATACCCTGCGCTAACCATTCAATAATTTCATGCCAATCAATTTCAAAAGTTTTTGGAGTAACCCTTGAGAGGTAATTGGCTAAATCTTTCCTTGTTCTCGTTGACATACAATTCCATCGTCCTGAATAAAGCTTAAAAACATGCGAACCAGCTTTTAGCTTAATGTTTAACAACCCACTCAAAGAATCGTTTTTCTCGGATAATTTTCCATAACGAACCACTATCATACCTTGATCAACAGGGACTTCTGCATAGAATCCATTTGGGAGTTTTTCCAGTCTCAATCGTCGCTCACCTCCAAAAGAAGTGATCCATAATCCTGCTTTTCTTCTTGAACTTTCGGGAGAGGCTTATTATTCAACTGCTTCAATAATTCATAGATCATCTGCATTATCTTAGACTGCTGTTCAGCTAATCTAATGAAATCTGCTCTGAGATTTTCAATTTCTTCTAAAAGTCTTCGCTCGGCTGGTGAATATCTTCCTGAAGATCTTGGTGTAAGTCCTCTTTCGTGATAAAAATCCAACCAATCCGCACTAACTGGGAAATCTATTAGATCCTCCATATATTCACCTCCTTCCTTTTAACGATATTTGATTCTAAATACACATTCATCACCCCCAAAATGATCTAGTAACTCGCATAACCATTTCCTGATCGCCAACTACTTGCCGGAACAACTTTTCAGCATCCTGCGGTGTATCACAGCGAATGTTCAGCGTGGATCCGTCTATAAAAATTACCTGCACGTCCCTGTGATCCAATTGCACTGCAATGACTTTCTTAGGGTTAAAAGCCGCTCTAAGCAATTTACCTGACGTCTCCTTGAATTCCTCCAACACAATCATTCTCACCCCTCCTTCCAGATGAACATATCACTCGGCCAGAAAAGCAGCAAACACAAAGCGGAGATAAAGAAGTTCAGTAATGTATAATCACGTCTAATGAGCCAATCAATGTGCCCATGAATCCATCCAAATAGCATGTATCCTAGCCCAATAAACAAGTATGCTAAAAGCCATATTGGTGCCCAGATAGCCAATGCAATAAGACCAATAATATTTAACGCTATCACAATCATAACATCCATAACACCATCCCTCCCTAACGGTCTTCAACTATCTCTAAGCTCTTTCTGAACACAACTGGTGTTCCACCATCAAAGAAGCCAGGGAACTCCCAAAAAATGTAATCTGCTATTTCTTTATCCTCGTCATTGTCTGTAGCTTTAGAATTGTACGGTGCAGTGTATCTAAAGTAGGTCACGGTAGCATAGCGATTCATCTTCACAAGCACGCTGTGTTCTTTTGCTTTGTCTCCTTCTCCCTCCACGAGTTTAAGTGTAATCTCTTCCTCGTGTATATCAATGAATATTTGAGGATTGGGTAAAAACTTCTTAACCTTCTCAACTATGCTACTTATAGTTTCCAAAACATCTTCATTGATCTTCACCATGCTTCCCCCTCCCTTCAATCAGTTGAACCAAAACCACCTGTTCCCCTCACAGAATGGCTCAGTCTGTTTTTTGAAGAAACTAAAACAACAGGCGCATTATAAATCTTGATAAAAACAATCTGAGCTATTCTATCTCCAGCTTCAAAAAAGAGTTCTTCCTGCCCTGCGTTATACATAACCACCTTGACCTCGCCTCTATATCCAGGATCAATAACCCCGCCAAGAATAACAATCCCTTTTGCTGCCAAACCCGATCTTCCAAGGATCTGTCCATAAAGCCCTGAAGGAATGTCAAGATAAATACCTGTCGGAACAACTTTCAACTCTCCTGGCTTGATGGTAAAATCCTCTTTGGTTGGCAAATCAAAACCCGCATCCTCTTCTCCATGCTTCCTGAACAATGGGAACATTTCCGAATAATACCTCACAAACTCTTCCATCCAACCGCCCCCTTTCAATAGCATCCGCTATATTATATACCACACTCTGACACGTTTGTCAAGAATTATTTTTGACACCATTGCAAAAAACTCGCATTGCACATAAATACTGCAAATTCATTTTTAAGTTCACTCAGTGAACAAATGCAATTAAGCTCTAATTCAGCGAAAATCAGTTTTGTGAAAAGAAAGAAAAAGAAAAGAAAAGAAATCTCTCCTTAAGAAACCTTGCAAAGAAAAGAAAAGAAAAAGAAAGAAAATTTAAAATATCTGGTATAACTATTACGTTGTATTATAGCTCTATTACGTACTATCTAACTATTACGTTGTATGACAGTTTACAAGAATAATAGCTCTGAAGAATGTGAGAATTATTATATAACAGCTATTACATTAATACCTAACTCTATTACAGGTACAGTATCTCATACGGGAGTATAGATTATATATAATATATATATCTGTGTGTTAAATTTTCTTCATGACGTTGTAACGTTTTTGTAACATAGTTAGCGAAACTGTAACGTTGAAATACTTGCAAATCTTACGGGTGTGTGGTATAACTTATAATGCGGATTGGGTATTTGAAAATCTGAAAGAGTAGGGGAACCCCACCTTTCGAGGAGACGGCACGCGGGTCGCTGACGCGTCCCCGCGGCCGTTTTCTTCGAAAGGAAGTGTTTTGAAAGGAGATGAGATATTGAAACAGATACCATCTGATATACGCTCTTATGTGCTAGAAAGAGATAAACATCGATGTAGAATATGTGGTAAACCTGCATCAGAGGTTCATCATATATATCCCCGCAATACACATATACCTGATTTCTTAGCTGTTCCTCCTACTATTTCAAATCATCATCCCGATAATCTTCTTTCTGTATGTCATGAGTGCCATTTAAAGATACATAACGGGCAGATGAAATTAAACCGTGCGGATTTGATACGGGAGAACCAAGAACGCCGCAGCATTTTTCCGATTCCAGAACATGTTCAGAGAGTTTTAGATACGCTCAAAAGAGGTAAGAGATTTAGAAAGCCGAGAAGAAAATCTAGAAAAGGGAGGCGAAAGAAGTGAGATGTATTGTGAAGAAAGTCGAGTTTAAACAGGATGAAGCTATTGCGAAATTCGAAACTTCTATCAATCAGATTAAAGAAATAGCTGAAGTTTATTTGTATCACATAAATGAACCTGTAACTGTTTACATAACCCTTCCTGAAGGGCATAAAATTGAATTTGAAGCTAGCTTTCCAACTTCTTCGACGGCTGTTACTGGAAAAGGCGAGATTGCTACGTGGAAAATTCACATACCCCGCTCCTACGTTATGGAAGCTATTAAACTAGCTGCGGTAGCCACTTATGGTGAAGAAATTGAGTTTGAGATAGCTGATATCGCTTCAAGAACAGGTGAACAACTCACGGAATAATAGGGAGGGGTATGTGTGTCTGTTGATTATTTAGATCCTCATGTTAGCGGAGCCACCATTCGTGAGCATTACGTGAATCACTTTTTCAAGAAAGCTACCTTGCAAGATCTCAAAGAGTGGGTTAGGGAAATAGAAGACGATTGGAATGTGCTGATGGCATATTTTGAGTACTGGTCTGCTTACAAGCCTTCCGACCAAGCTGAACAGATAGCCGGAGAGCGCTATCTGTGGCCCGGCGAAGATTGGAATATGCTTGCAAAGCGTGTTGCAACAACCGTGGTTTCCGCTTTGAGCTTGTATTACAATCCGAAATCCAAGAAAGCAGAACTTCTAAAAAAGGCCGCAAAGCTGCTTTGGAGGCTATTTTACAAGATGATTGCTTCCAGAGTTGCTCTTCCAAACACACCAACCCTTGTCAATGCAGGTTCTCTTACAGGCGATGTTGATTCTAAAATAGTCTACACCGAGATCGATAAATTAGACGATCCTTTTCCTGTTTTGAAAGAAGTTTTTGAACACCTTGATCCACGTTTGCAGTTTGCTGCGTGCAATGTTTTATCTCTCGAAGACTCTCTTGATGGCATTATGCGAACACTTTATAGAGCGGCTATAATTTCCAAAGCTGGTGGAGGCATAGGACTCAATTTTGGAAAACTTCGATACAAAGACGCTCCGCTCTCTCATGGCGGAACTTCTTCTGGATCTCTTTCATTCTTGGAAATGTTTGACAAAATGCTTGCCACTATAAAGCAGGGCGGTAAAACAAGACGCGGTGCCGGAATGGCAACACATGGATATGGAAACCTTACTCTTCCTAACTTTTGGGAAAGAGAATTTACAATTCATCCTGATGCGATAGACTTCATAACTTCAAAGCGCGATAATGATGGTGAAAGTAAACTTTCTAACTTCAATATTTCCTTTGTGATTAACAACACCGAAGACTTTTTGAAGAAGCTGGAAAACGATGAATATGTCAACATGGAATTCAATGGCAAGATTGTAAAAGAAAAAGCTATTAAAGCAAGACAGCTACTCAAAATGCTTGCAGAACATGCTTGGAAAACGGGAGATCCAGGTTTGGTTTTCTTGGACAAGATTAACAAAGACAATCCGGTTGCGAGCAGGATACCAATCGAAAGTGTTAACGTGTGTGGAGAACAACCACTAATTTCTAGCTATGAATACAATCTCGTTGGGAATTGCAATCTCTTGAGCATTGATCTGTTTAAGGTTTATCACTATGCTTCTAAGCACGAAACCAGTGTGGTTCAGCTGCTTACTCACTTAGCAGGTGTGGCATATGAATTTTTGGATTTTCAACTTGATCTTTTGGCTTTTCCAGATGAAGGCCAGGCTAGATCTGCAATGTTGTTCAGGAACGTCGGAATAGGTTTCACCGCTCTGGCTGGTGCTACTGCGCTTCAGTTTATTGAAACCGGCACAGAACTTTCTATGCCCGAACTGATGGCCAAATTAGCGTTTGATGTTATGTATGTTTTGGAATCTGAAGCTCGTCAGAGAGATAAGTTGAAAAGTGCTGTGTTTGGCAACATGGCATATCCCGGATTACCCTATAGAAACATTGCGCTTACCACTATTCAGCCTTCTGGAACAGTTGGAATTCTTATGCAAACTGATATATTCGGGGATGTTGGGCAAGGAATCGAACCATTTTACAGCCTGTATTACATCAGGAAATATCGTGAGTCGAATACTCAAAGATGGAAGACTCTGGAATATTCCAATAAACTGCTTCAAATTTACTATCCTGAAGCCTCTAAACCCGAGTTTCTTGAACAGCTCAAAAATAACCATGGAAGTTCCAAAGTTATTAAAGATCCGAGAATTAGAGAGGCATTTACCACAGCCCACGAAATGCATTGGAAGGATCATCTCAAGGTTCTTTCAGCGGCTTCTGAGTATGTTTCTTCGGCTGTTTCCAAAACCATCAACTTACCGAATTCTGCAACGATAAAAGATGTCGAAGAAATCTTCGTTGAAGCCATGAAAGATCCGAACATAAAAGATGTGACCATTTACAGAGATGGATCTTTGCAAACTCAGGTGTTGAGCGCTAAAGCGCAAGCGAAGAAGGAAGAAACCAAAACCAAGACATTTGTGGTTGGAAAGTTAAATATATCAGTTGATACCAAGACGGGGCATATTGTTCCTAAACAAAGACCCGCATTTATCAATTCAATCAAGAAAGAAGTTCGCTTTACTTTGAACGGCGATCAAAAGACCAAGAAAATGTATGTTGAAGTTGGTTTTGATGAAAACAACGAACCTTTTGAAGTTTTCTTTAGAGCCACGGAATCTACGAAAGAATTTGCACCGTTTATGAATCTCGCTGGCAGAATGGTTTCATTGGCATTGAGATCTGGGGTTGACAAACAGCAAATTTTTAAACAGCTCAGAAAAGTTAAAAATTGGCGCAATGAGTATGATCCACTAGCAAGTATAATGGCTGACGCTGTTATGGAGATAATTGACTTTGTGAGAGCGAAGGGCAAGAAAAAACAAGCTTTGAAGGATTTGGAGGAAATGAAGCGCAACTGGACTCTTACACCAAAAGGCTATTATATAGATGAAGAAGGCAATCCGAGATGTCCTGTATGTGGAGAAATTCTTGTTATAGAAAGCGGTTGTGCTTCTTGCAAAGCGTGTGGGTATAGTGCTTGCACTGACGCTTGACAAATTTTAAGAAATGTGGTATATATAGAACAGGGGTGAGAATGTGGCAGTTGAAATAAGTAAAAAAGTGTTCGATGCGTTTGTTGAAGCGGCTTTGATGATAAAGAAATCGCCAGTTCTAAAAACCACACCGTTTTTGGGATTTAAAACTGTTGAAGATGGAAGCCTGTATATGTATTTTTCAGATTCTGAATCTACTGCGGCTGTAGAATTAACCAAGAGCTTGATAGATATGGATTTTGCAGTTGATCCGAAACCACTACAGGCTTTTAAAGCCATCAAAGCTGATACTATTTTGTTTGATGCTGATAGACAAGCGATATTTTGGGTAGGAAGCAAGGAACTTACATTACCTTTCATGACGGATATGGCTTATACATTTGAGAATGGAACCTTTGAAAGGCTGTTTGAAATCGATGGTAAAACTCTGCTCGATATGATTAACGCTGTGGTGTTTGCAGTTTCCAAAGAAGAACTTGGCGGTTTAAGATTTGTCAGAATGGAAATAGGCAAAAAACTGCGCTTTGTTTCCTCGGATGGGTTTAAACTGGCGCTGGCAGAAGAAGATATCACTACACCTCAAGAGAACGCTTTTCTTTTGAACCCAGCTATTTTTCACGGAATAGCAAAACTAATTTCCAAAGAGAAGGATGTAACCATTGCTGCAGGAGTCGCACACAATCATATCGTCTTTAGTTGGAATTTCGAAGATTATCCTGTAATTTTTAAAGCCAGAATTGCTCACGAACAGTTTCCAGATTATCAGCGGGCTTTTCCAGAGGTGAAGTATGTGTTCAAAGTGAACAAAAAAGAGCTTAAAGATGGATTTGCGTTTTTGCGTAAAACCAACTCGAGCGAACCCGTTATGATAGAGATCGAAGGCAACACAATGACGCTTATGGTAAAATCGGAAAATGGTATAGCGAAATACGATTTAGAGATCGAGAATGAGACAGGTGAGGATTTCAAGATCGTGGTTAATCCAAGGGATGTGTATGCGATTTTGACTCATTGCAAAGGCGACGATTTAATCATAAAAGCGGAAAGCAACTCAAGGGCGTTGCTGTTTGAATGTGAAAACAGGCAATTTCTGTCTACACCAATTCGGTATTATGGAGGGGTACAATGAAATTTGAACAAATTGCTAATGAAATAGTCCAATTATTGGAGAGGAAGAATCATGATTACGGAGATTCGAATTTAGAGATAGCTGGGCTTTATGGGATAGCCGTGAGAATTATGGATAAAGTTAGCCGATTGGCACATTTGTGTTTTGAAGAAGCACAAGTCGACGAAACAGTGGAGGACACATTGCGGGACATAGCAGGTTATGCAATAAATGCAATCCGTTTGATTCGTGAAAATAGATTGAAGCCATTCGGAATTTGGAAGGAGGTGAATTAATGTACAACGAAGTCGTAACTGCTTTGAAAGATGCGGGATATAAAGTAGTAGATGAGAGAGTAGATGATCCAATTCCTGGAACTATAAAATTAGTTTTGACTGATTTTTCCTTTATGCCACAGACATTTGACAGAGTAACATTGACTTGGGAGTTTGCTATGTATATGAAACAACATACCCCCACGGTTTTAAGAGACGAAGTTGAAAAAATTGCCAATGTATTGAATAAAAAGTTTCCTACGATGATGTCTTTTTCTGCATCTTTTGATCCTGATACAATAACTGCAACCATGCTCGTGAGATTCCAGACGGAGGAACCAAGAGACTATGCTTCAACTTAATGCTTTGGTGCTCAATTCGGTGAATCTGTTTTGTGGTGATGTTTTACTGCATTATCTTTTGGCAGAGCTTCTGAAAAGGGCTGATTATGAGATAAAAATTTCGAAAGAATATTTTCATACGCGAGAGCTTTATGAATTACCAGGATTCTTGTTTATGGACGAAGATTATTTGAAATACAACGATGGCAAGGAACTTTTGAAATTACATGCAGCTGATTTTAGAGCAAGATATGTAGTAAAGTTTCTTTTTACCAAAGAATTAACAGTTCTTGATGGTTTGAAAATGGGTTTTGAAGAGGTCTTTGAATTGCCTTTTAACACAGAGATTCTTTTAGAAACCTTAGAAAAATGGCGGAAATATCTTTTGAAAATTAAAGAGTTTGCAATTCCAGCACCATTTAAATTTGGGCCATTTATTTTCGACGACAGAATATACGATGTTTTTTACAAAGGCGAACCTTTAGGATTAACATGGACTCAATATTTGATATTTAAAGCAATCGCATTAAGAACGGATTGGTGGACTACACACGAAATTGCAGCGGATTTGAGAGTAAGTGAATGGTATGTTGTTACAACATTATCAGCGATCGAACGCAAGACAGGCAGTTTTTACAACTTGTTTTTAGAGAAGGGAGGAAAATATCGAGCAAGAGTAAAACCTGTGCAGATTACTGAGGCGGAATTTGATAATTTTATGAGGAGGTCATAAGGGTGAGATATTTTGCGCAACTGAATTTTATAGGACATGTGAGGTATATCAAGAAAATGGAAAATGGAAGACAGCTGGTGGGCGTAACTTCTCCTGAGCTTGAGCAGCTTGGAATGGTGATGGTATTTGCAGATGGAAGAATACCTGTCAGAAAAAACGATTTGGTTTACGTTTCAGGACGAGTCAGTACAAATGAGAGAGGAATCACTATCAGCAACGGGTTTATATACATCATACCACGCGGCAGTCAGAGCTCAGTTGATTTTACACCCAAGAAAGCCCGCAAGAGAGATTATGATGTTGAAGGTTCTGCAAGGAGAGTCAAGCCCGCGACAGCTATACCTGATGAGTTAGAAGGCGTTGAGGTTTCGGTCGATGAAGATGAAAGTGAAGCCTTGGATGAAGAGATAATAGATCTGAATGGCTGAGAGGGAGGTGATTTGGTGGCTTGGTGGATGTGGCTAATAGCGTTTTATTTTGGCTTTGGAATATTAACGACTATAATATGGCTTTTTAGAGTTAGTTTTAGCAGATTGCCAATTAAATTTCTTGATGTTGTAATTCTGAGTATTGTTATGGTGGTTATTTGGTATCCGCTTCTACTTACGGGGGTGATCAAGGGGGTGACAGTGCTGGAAAAACAGCATATCTTTCCTTACGACGACGATGAGGGGGGTGATAGTTAGTGTGGATTCGGTATACCAAGAAAGATATGCTTATCAACCCTGACGCTATAGCTTGGCTACATCTTTCAAGGACAAGAGGAGGTGTATATGTAGTTGCGGAATTGATAAATGGTCAGTCAGTTCAGTTAGCAATGTTTGAAACGGAGCAGGAAGCGAGAGAATTTCTTGAAGCCTTTGCGGATGAATTGGCAGGTAAGAAGGAGAAGACTGAAGAAAAGGTGGTGAGAAAGAAAAAAGAATAATGGTAGTGACCATCTTCTCGACCTCCTTTCATGAGTTTGGGGTGAGCGGGAATTGTATATTTTCCGAATTTTGCCGCCCTTCGGGGCGGTTTTTTCTTTGATGTTCTTAATTTCCCCCAAACGTGTTACGATTATGTTAAAATACTTTAACGGAAAGGGGGATAACTTGAAAAGGTTGGGGATAACTGTGAGACCGATGGACAGAGAAGATGAACTTTGGTTAATTCATGATTGGGATTTGTATGCAGAAGATATGGAAGATTTTGTGACGCTCAGCGAAATTTGTTTTAGGTCACTCGCTGTCGAGGACATAGAAGCCGAGTTGGAAATTATGCATGAGGTTGAGGAAGCGGGTTCAGAGCTTTCTGAGAGGTGATAATATGCGCTGTGAAATATGTAAGTCTCCTTATCGTCAGGAAATAGAAAGAATGTATTTTGAGGGGTATTCTCCGAAGCAGATAGCTGTTTATATCGAAAACACTTATGGAGTTAAATATTCTGTTCCAACTATAAAAAAGCATCTTGAGTCCCATCTTGATCCAAAAAACGCCATAGAGGCTGTTACCGATGTTGATAGAGTTCTTACTTCTGCAGAACAACGTTTAATGAAGTTAAATGAGCGCGAGGAATTGATTGAAATAATTGAGGACGCTAAAATGCTTAGACAGAAAGCCAAAAAAATGTTAATGTCTTCAACCGACTTAAAAACCATTGAAGTCTGGAGCAAGGTATGGAATGTCGCAGCTCAACGCAGCATACAAGCAATTAAGACGGTCATTGAAAAGACAAAATCTCAGGAAGTCAAGCAAAGTATTATGGAACTTCTTCAACAAATGTGGGGAGCCAGCGAAGAGGCTAACTGAGGTGGATTATGCAGATTTCTAAAGACGCCTTCAAAGATCCAGTTGAATTTGCTGAAACCTTCTTTAAATGGAAGGCACACGAAGGTCAGAAGCAAATTCTGCGCAGCAAGGCGCAGTTTCTGACTGTTGCGGCAGGAAGGCGATTTGGGAAGAGTGAATCCATGGCAGTTATGGCACTGTTCGAAGCTTTAAGACAGCCAGGAAAAATAATATTCATCATTGCTCCTACATACGATCAGTCTACAGTTATTTTTGAGTCAGTTTTGAGATTTTTGGGAAGAAGCCCATTTAACAAGCTAGTTAACAGAGTTAAATATTCGCCTTATCCGTTGCTCCAATTTGTTCATGAAAGCGAAATTCACGCCCGTTCCTCGGATAAACCAAACAATTTGCGGGGCAGAAAAGCGCACTTAGTCATTCTCGATGAGGCTGCTTTTGTTAAAGATAGTGCAGTGTACGATGTTATCGAACCTATGCTTGCTGACTATAACGGGCGTTTAATAAAAATTTCAACCCCTTACGGAAAAAACCATTTTTATGACAGCTTCATGAAGGGACTTGAGGGCGTAAGGGGTTATGAATCATTCAGATTTCCTTCTTGGATGAATCCTTATATTTCGAGAGAGTTTCTTGAGCTCAAAAAGCTTGAATACGGTGAAACTTCTCTTAGATGGCGCGTTGAATACGAAGCAGAATTTGTAGATGACCAAAATGTTGTGTTTCCTTGGAATATCATCGAAGGCGTTGTAGAAGATTACAGTTTGCCGATTCGACCAAAACAGGGACACTTATATTCCATGGGTGTGGATGTCGCAAAATATCAAGACTTTACAGTTATCGTGGTTATGGATATGACAGAAAAACCATATCGAATGGTTTATTTTGAGAGATTTAACCAGAAGTCTTGGCAATACGTGGTCAACAGAATCGAAACCATCTATAAGCGTTATCAACCAAAAGGATATATTGATGTGACTGGTGTTGGCGATCCGATTTTTGAAGCCTTAAAGTCGAGAGGCGTGTATCTTGAGCCGTTTAAATTCACCGCACAAACCAAACAAGAATTGATTGATAACTTGAGAGCTAAGATGGAAATGCAGGAAATAGTTGTTCCGATGTTAAGAGAATTGATTGATGAATTAAGATTCTTTGAATACAAGATGACTGAAGGCGGATACATGAAGATGGAAGCCAGAACTGGATACCATGATGATACGGTGATAGCTTTGGCTTTGGCGGCTTACACAAAACCCGCAACCGTGGCAACTTCGAGGATAGTATTACCAGCAGGAAAATATGACTGGCTGATTTAAGGAGTGATATGGATGGGTAGAAAGCCAAAAATGCCTGTTTCTACGACACAGCTTGCTAATCCATTTGGAATTTTATCATCTTATCTAGGGGAAGTTTGGAGTGATTCCGATATTCCTCTCACTTCATACAAAGAAATGGTTGAAAAAGATGAGACGGTTGCTGCTTCTCTGGAGTTTTTGGCATACAACACAGCTAACAAAATAGGAGATTACATTCATCCCGATTCAAAGGTTCAAGATTTTGTTAGAAAAAACCTAGAACGCATGGAAACGCCCTTGGAAGCCTTGATAACCAAACTGGTGATAAATGCATTAGTTTACGGTTTTGCTGTTGCTGAGATCGTTTGGGAAGTGGTCGACGATAAATACATGGTAAAACGAGTTGTGGTTATTCCTTCTGATACACTTCACGCCAAATTAAATGATTACGATATCGAATCTTTCGTTCAGAATACAGGATTTGACAAGATTGAAATACCGCGCGAGAAGGTTATTTTTGTTAAGATGGGAGAAGGGGTTCTTGGACAATCTGCTTTGAGGCGAGCTTGGAGACCTTATAGATTCAAAAGCGCTTTGTTTAAATTCTGGGCAATAGCTATGGAAAGGTACTCGATGCCAATTCTTTTTGGACAAACAACCGATGTCGAAAGATTAGTTGAGGATTTAAGAAATCTTTGGATAAATGGTGTTATAGCAACCGACACATCTACAGATATTAAATTGCTCGAACCAAGGGTTAATATAGCAGGAGAATTTAGAGAGGCTATCGAATACGCCAATCAACTTATTGCGAGGTCTTTACTTGTTCCACCACTGCTTTTGTCTACGGAGAGATCAGGAGCTTATTCACTTGGACGTGTGCAAATGAATCTTTTCATGAGTGCCGTGGAAAGACTGGCAAAAATTGTAGCCGAAGCGCTTTTGAACGATTTCATAAGCAAAATAATCTCTTACAATTTCGAGGGTGTAGATTCTTATGGTGCGTTCCTGTTCAGAACTCAGCCAAGCGCCGAAGAAATGAGTAGATTGGCTCTTGCGTTTAATCAATTGGTTGGCGCAGGGGTGCTTGATCCTGTTGAAGATGGTAACTGGATTAGAGCAATGATTGGTGCTCCAAGGCAGCAGGTACTTGAAAGTGCAAAACAACCTGAGACAGAACAAGAGTTAGCTGAATTTTACGATTCTTTGTTTGGTGGCGGTGAGGATGCTAACGAAACGTGATTATGAACAGCTTCTGGATAGAGTAGAAAATCGAACTGTATATTCACTTTATCGGGAGGCTAAAAAAGCCAGAGGTAGGCTGTTAGAGTATCCTTACGAAACACCAGATTCTGACATTGATGGGGTTTTGTATATAATGCTTTTAGCTGTTTATAACTATGCTGTTTGGCTGCATTTAGAAACAAGACAGATATTGGAGTTTGTGCAAGGCAGGCCGATTTATAATCCGCAGGTTTTAAATAGGTTAGAAAAGATCTTTGAAAAGGACAAGAGGTTTTTAAAACGCTTCCTTAAAGACAAAATCAAGCAGTTTGAAAGTTTAGGTATAGAAAAAGTTGCTAGAGATTTTGAAGATGAATTTTTAGCGTATTTGGATAAGGTCGAACAAAAAGCCTTAACAGATGCTTTGGTTTATATGAGACAACAGTATAACGAATTAGCGCAAACGAAAGCTACTAAACAGGAGATAATGGCCGAACTTGATCGCAAACTAAGACGTTTTATGAGTGTTAGAATGAGACAAATAGCCAGAACCGAAACCGCGAGGTTCTATAACCTAGGTCTTTTAAAATCCACGAGACAATTTGGTGTGGTGGCATATAGATATCAAGCTGTCATTGACGAGAAAACGTGTCAACTGTGTTTAAGTAGAAACGGTAAGATCATTTTGGCTAATGATATAGCGGGATTATTAGCAAATGTTCCTCCTAACCACGTCTCCTGCCGATGCAGACTAATTCCGCTTTACAAACTTCCAAACAACTTTCAGCTGATGCCACCAGATGCACCTCAAGCTCCGCGAAGGGATATAGACTATTTCTTAATCGGGGCGGCATTGAGGTGATAATATGGCTATTAAAGTTTATTATCGTAAAGAGCTAAAATATGACATAGATGACGATGGAAAGAAAGAAGATGTGGTTTTATTCATACTCAAAGGCACAGCAGTATTTAAACTCAGAAGAAAACCACCAAAGAGATTGATAAAGGAATGGCGCAAGAAACACATTAAGCCTGGGGTTACAGCCAACATTGCCATTGTTGCTAGGGAAGGTAAAAGAGGCGGGCATACAGTTCTAACTTCTATCTGGTATGATTTAGATCATTTGGCTGAAGTTAGTTTGGAAACACGTCAAATCATTTATGAAGCTTTAAAAGCGATACCTGAAGAAAAGCGTTCTGAGGAACAAAAACGCGCGTTAGCTAAATTTAAGCGAATGAAGTTAGGAGGCGATACCGTGCCAGAAACAGTTAATGTGTATGTTGGGCCGTATCAGGAGTCTTATGTTCGGGTGACTAAACTCGAAGAATACACAAAAGAATTCTGGCATAACATTTTGCCTATCGGAAAATTTTATGATCCAAGATATGGCGAAGTCAACATAACTAAAGAAATGGTAGAAAAAATGGCTGAAAATTTCAAGAACGGTATACCGCATTACAAACCGCCTGTCAATATTTCTCATGAAGATATTCACGGCAAGTTTGGGGATATAGTCGAGGTTGAAGCAAGAGAAGACGGGCTTTGGGCAAAGATAGCGCTTACCCAAGATGGTGCAAAGCTTTTAGAAGCAAAAAGGTTTGAGTATTTATCTGCTGAGTTCACGGAGCATTATGTAAACAAAGAAACAGGCGAAGATGTTGGGCCGGTTTTACTTGGTGTGGCACTTACAAATCGACCCGCGCATCCAAAAATGAATCCCATTAAGCTTTCTGAACTTTACAATGAGATAGTCGAAATGGTGAAACAAGCTTTTCAAGCAGGTATGAAAATGAAGTTGGTGGCTGCCGAGGATGAAGAGGCGGAGGTGAAGCTTATGGTTCCGAAAGTTGTTAATACTCCTAAGGATGACAGTCCGAGATGGGATTGGGATTGGGCAAGAGACGGAAATGCTATTCTCGAAAAATTTGGGTGGGAAGGTTTAGCCAAAGCATGCGCTTATGTTGACAAGGAAAACTATGAGGTTCAGGAAGATGGACTGCCGCACAACAAACAGGCTTATAAACTCCCACATCACAAACTAATTAACGGAAAACTCACTTTGGTTTGGGGCGGTGTAAGAGCAGCCATGGCAGCTTTGCTTGGTGCAAGAGGCGGTGTAGACATTCCTGTAAAAGATAAGGAAAAGGTTTACAAGCACCTTGTTGCCCATTATAAAGCATTTGACAAAGAGCCACCCAAATTCCATCTTAGCGAAGATGAACTCCAGGAGGTGATTAAGAAGATGGAACTTGAGGACAAAGTTATAGCTCTCGAAGATCAGATCAAGAAACTTGAAGAGGAGAAGAAAGGTCTTAAGGAGCAGGTCAAGAAGCTGTCCGAGGAGAAAGTCGAGCTCGAGAAGAAACTTGCTGAGGCAGAAAAGGAAGCAAGAGAGAAGGAGGTTGAGCTCTGGGCGAAGAAATGGCTTAGCGAAGGCGTTGTGCCTGCTGTGGTTGAAAAGGCTAAAAAGGTGGTTCTTGAACAGCCCGAGCAGATGAAAGTGTTTGATGAAATGTTTGAAGTTCTTAAGAAACCTGAGCTTACGAAGCAGATTTCTGAGAGCGAAGTGGACGACTCTAAAGTGTTGTCTGAAAAAGTTCAGGCGGCTGTAAAAATGTTAACTGGCGAAAACGAGTGAAGGAGGGATTTGCATGCTCGAGAAGTATGAAGCGATAGTTCCTGTGGATGTTTCGGCTGATATTGAAGCTGGAACAATTCTGGAATATGATTCCACGAACCACTACTACAAACCGTATTCTTCTGGTACTCCTGCAGGAGTTCTCATGGAAGCTGTGACCTCTGGTCAGTCTCCTGCTAAGGCGAAAGTTCTTTTCCATGGTGTTATATATGAGGACGAACTGGCTTCTGCACCATCCGAAGACGTAAAGGCATTGCTTAGGCAGGTTGGAATTTTCGTAGAGACCAGAAAGAATGCTTGATGAGGAGGTGTAATGACAATGGCACTTAGTTACGAATACCTGACTGGTGTTTACACTCAGGTTCCTGTTGAATCCTTCTTGCTCACAGATAGACTTGGAAAAGTTAAGGAGTATTCTCCTATACCCTCTGTCAAGATAAGGATTGACAAAAGCGGAATGAGTGTTGCGACACTCGGGAAACTCGGAGATCCTGCAAGGCCTGTTAATGTTTCTCCAAACGTTTCTGAAGTGTCCTACACGCCGCCTGAGATATTTGAATACTATGTTGTAACCGAAGATGATGTTTTCAATATAGTTAACCCCAAGATAATCTCCGTAACCAGCGAGAAAGATGTTGTTTCTAACATTGAATACGTCGCTGCTAAGGTTGCTGCTGAGCTTAAAAACAGGGTCACCAGAAGGATTGAGCTCATGTTTGCTCAGATCCTCTCTGAGGGTAAAATAACCTACAGCGACGGTAACAGATCTCTGACCTACGACTTTGGAATTACTGCTACTGATTATACTCTCACAGACACCACCAATGTTGCAAGCGATCTTATAGACATGGCTGACGAGATGAGAAGGAACGGAGCCAATCCCGACCTGATAATCATTACTCCAAACGTCGAGAAGGCTATGCTTTCCAACAACCAGATTCAGCAGTGGGCTAACAAGAATGGATTCGGGCTCTTGAGAACCAACATAAAAGTTTACAAGACCGCCAGACAGACCTTCAATATAGACGGTCTCCCAGCTGATATATTCGTCTATGTTGGTGGATATGCCGACGACAGCGGAGACTTCAAATACTACATCCCATTCGATGAATCTGGCGGAACTGGGAAGATCATACTCGTTGATTCCAGCTTCTTCAGGCTTGCATACGGAGCACTTGTCAACTACAAGATCAACCCAGATGGCAGGCCAATCAGAGGCGAAGCGGTTGTTTGGGAAGATGTTACCAATAACGGTGCAAGTAAAGCGATATTTGTACAGTCCAGACCACTTCCATATGTTGCAAGCTCCGCAGCAGTCAAGATACTCAATGTCACGATTAGCTGATAGATTGGTGCCCCCGTGGGAGGGGAGCATCCCCCTCCCCTCCCGTATCTCTTTATTTTTGAGGTGATAGTATGGTGACATTAGACGAAATAAAGAAAATATTGCCAGATGATTTGTTAACTTATCTTACGGACGAAACAGGAACTGGTGTTATTGATGATACTAAACTCCAAGAAATTATTGATAATGCAAATGAGTATTTTGAGTATAAATTACCTAAAGCTCCAGAAGCGGTTAGGGATGAAGCAGCACGAAATTACGTGATTTCTCGTTTGTATGCTTACGTTGGAAACGCTGATATGGCTGCTATGTATATGCAGATGTGGCAAAGAGAAATGGAAATGTATTTCACCGAAGTCAGGACACAGCTCATGGAACAGCAGCTCCAAGAGTCTTCAACCAAGATAGCCATGCAGTCTAATGAAAGGGTTTTTACGGAAGAGGAATTGGAGTATTGGTGATGTGAAATGGTGAGCGTAAAGATAAACGTTTCTTTTGGCAATTTAAAACGCAATTTAAATTCTGTAATTTCAAGAGCTCGAAATCCTGAGCGAGGTTTGAGAAAAATAGCCCCTTGGGGCTTACAGTCTTTGCAAACTAATTTCAAAGAAGAAGCAAGTGGATATGAAGCTGTAAAACGTTGGGCACCACTTGCGGAATCAACCAGAAAAGAAAGAGCTAGAAAACTCGGAGCAGCTTTTGCGGCACATCCGATACTTCAGAGAACAAAGAAACTTCTCAATTCAATTAGATACAAAGTTAAAACAAATGTGTTAACATATTACACACAAACAAGATACGCACAATACCATGTTACTGGAACTCATAACATGCCAGCAAGAAATTTCATGATAATACGCAAACATGTTATAGAACGCATGGCTAAATATATCATCAGTTGGGTTTTTGAGAACTTTGGCAAATAGGAGGTGTGGAGATAATGGCTGCATTTATAGGTGCACTCAGTAAAGTCTATCTCGGTCTCGAAAGTGCGTTTGGGCAGGGTTCGAAAAGCGATCTTTTATATAAGCTGCCTGTTAGAACAGAAAGCATAAACAGGCGAATGGATCCAATAACTTCTGAGGCACTACTTGGTGCTAGGTCTCCAAGCTCATTGATCCCAGGAAGAGAAGGTGCAGAGGGATCAATGGAAATTGAGCTTTGGCCAAAAACAGCAGGGGTTCTCTTTTACATGGTGCTTGGAAAATCCGAGCAAACCACTGTTGAAACAGAAACTGTTACGAAGATAACTCCTATCTCGGCAGGTGAAGATCTGCCCAGTGCTGTTGTTATGGTCAGTCATTCCGATATTCCGATGCTCTATAAAGGGCTTAAGTTCAATCAAGCAAGGCTTGCTGCTTCTGTTGGCAGTATTCCTACTCTTTCAATCGATGTTGTAGGAAGACAGGAGGTTATCGAGACGCAGTCCGTGACCGATGAGAATGTCAGTGGAAGCGGAACTGTTTATACATTAGCCAACCATCCAGTTGTTCCTGGCAGTTTGACTGTAAAAGAGGATGGCACTGCCGTAGACCCATCTGAATACACAGTGGATTGGGGTACCGGAAAGATTACATTCAACACTGCTCCAACTGGCACAATAACTGCAGATTATGAATACTTCGATTCTGATGTAGATGAAACCGGCATGACGGTTTTCGAAGTTGATCCATTCACTTTCAAAGAAATAACTCTCATGTATGGTGATGATTCTACTCCTCTTACTACTACAGTTAAATACACCAATTTTGAACTTACCATCAACAACAATCTCGATACCGACGACTACAGATTCGACGGAACTGGGCTTAGATACAGCATAATGCCAGCGAACCTGGAAATAACTGGTAGCTTGGACATAGTTATGGACTACGAAGCTGTTGCGTTCGATTATAAACAAAAATTTGTCAACTTTGAAGATTGGAAGATAAAAGCAGTGTTTGAGAAAGAGAAGGGCGGAAACACCTATAAACTCGAGATACTGCTTCCGAGAGTCAGATTCTCCGAGCTCAACCACGACATCAACGATGCAGGCAAACTCATATTGACCGGTTCGTTCACAGCACTTGCTCCTGCTTCTGGCGATGTTATAGAAGTTTACGATTATGTCAACACTACTGGTTCTTATTGATAAAATTTAAATTAAGCGGGAGGGGATAGGGTGAGTCTTTTTGCTACTAACGAAACTGTTAAAATTTACTTTGACGGAGACAAACTTGTAGGCAAAGAGACAGGTGTATGGTTTGAAGTTCTAAAAGAGCTTCCAGCACACTTGGATATGGAACTCAGAAAAACTTTTGCAGGGGCTAAAGTTGTGGTTTTCGAAGATGGAAGCTACCAGATGGATCTCAGCGATGTTCAGGGGGCTATTCCATTCAAGTTCTTGGCACAGGTTATAAAAGGCTGGAGCGAAAGCGTGCCGCCAACGATCGAGAATTTGAAAAAAGTAAAATCCTCAATAATGTGGAAGCTTTGGGCTTATTTGCAGAGACTCTATGGAATAGTTAATGAAAAGCCCGAGGATCTGATAGAAGAGGGATGATAATTACTGACGGCAACGATTGGATCGAAATAAAAGATTATCTACCTTACGGCGCATTCATCGCAATACAGGAGGGGAGGGTTTCTCAAGCCCTTCCCTCTCTCATCGTATCATGGTCAGAAAATGTTCCAATCAACGAATATTATTGTTCAAAATTAAGATCGGAGCTTGTTTATAAGATTTTACAAACCGCTTATGACAGGATTCGTGATTTTCAGAGACACGATCATGAAATGGTTTTTAGAATCTTCAAAAATTTAATGCGCGGACACAAATACCCTGATGATGAGTATGTGCA